ACTAACTTATTATTATTTAGTTTCCACCACGAAGGTGTAGGACAAGATGGAGGGTTGCCTCTTACTGGATATTGTAATCAGATAGTGTTCGTCCATCTTCTAGTTGCTTTCCAGCAAAGATAAGTCGTTGTTGGTCAGGGGGAATACCTTCTTTGTCTTGAATTTTACTTTTGACATTTTCAATTGTATCACTTGGTTCAACATCCAAAGTGATAGTTTTTCCTGTAAGAGTCTTTACGAAAATCTGCATATTATATATATATCTTAATTGAAATATTTAAATAGATTTATAAGTTCTATTTTAAGTTTTTAAAATAGCTTAGTTTCTGTATTAGACAACGATGCGCCATTAATAAATTTAAGGTTCTCTCCAGAAACAGATAAATCATTTGGGGATAATATGCTCCAATCTGTGTTAGAATCTAAAATTCCACATTTTGTATATATATATCCAACTAGCGCACTGCACCAAAATCTAGATGTTTTTTGTGGTGAAGGGTCTTTCTTTAAAAAGGCTTCTACCCAATCAATAGGACACACATCATATGGTTTGTCATATACAATATTGTGAACCATTTTTAAATTTTGTTGTGTAAAATGTGTGTTATCACAATTTATACTTCGGTAATAACAATGACCATTTCCTTTGTAACTATCTAAAAGTTGTTCTAAAGGTGTAATTTGAACACCTAGTTTAATTTTTCCATCCTGTGGGTCAGGTTTACTTGATTCTCCTGATTGCCACACAAAAGTTCCTTTTAAAGTTGGATGAATAAAAGTCGGGTCTTTTAATATTATAGCAGTATGTGAATAATTACTATGAGTTCCCCAATAAATCATTTCATCTAACCAACCTGCCCAACCTGTAGGCTTATAGTTAAATAAAAGTAAATCACCTGTTTTAAAATTTGTCATATACAGATTATTCATATTAATTATATTTCTAATATGCCCACAATTCCTAAAAGAACGGAAGAAAAACACCATAATGACCCCCAAGCATCAACATATTTTGTAAACATCATAGGATTTTTTAATAATTCAAAGATATCATCAGGTTTATTTAAAATATATAAAATAGTAATAATATATGATATTAGAGGAAATAAATATCGAATCGGATATTTTTTAAAAATTTTATATCCCCAAGTGGTAAAATCATATCCCGCGATTAAATAAGGTATAGTGTAAAGAATTGTCCAAATTATATAATAAGATTTGTATTTGGTTAATTCTTTCATAGATGCCCAATGTAATCTACATGAATTTTTTGTTGTTGTTGAGCATAGATTACTTTGATTTATTAAATATAATAAATAAATACTAAATAGTGTAAATATAATAGAATATAATAAAACTAAATTTCCAGATACAATAGTATTATTTTTATATAAATGATAATAGTAATTACTAGCTAGAATAGGTTGTGCTGTTAATAAAACTATTACTAATAAAGAGAACATATGATTAATTTTATTACAAGATTGATTTTTCCATAAAAAATATTCTATTAATTGCATTAAACTTATCAAAAATACCATAAGAGAAAACATTAAGTCACTTTTATTATTTTCTTTCTTTCCTTTATAATATAAATAACTAGATGATAATGCCCCGATTGAGAAAGCAATAGCCGATGTTCTAGCGTCAAAACACATAATTTTATATATATTAAAATTATATTTAAAATATTTTTAATTTCTGTCTATATATGAAAACAATTCCTAGTATAATAAATCCTAATCCAATTCCCATATCAGTGGTAAATTTTTCTCCAAGAATTAAAACGCCAAAAATAGCATTAAATATAAGCAAAACTGATTCAGCAATAGGAGTAACAAAAGAAGAGTCGTATTTTTCTAATAAGTAATAGTTAGCCATAATAGCAGCTATAGCAACAACGCTAACAACAGTTCCCCAAATAACAACATCTTTAAAAAATAATTTTGCATCATTTTTATATACCTTAGGGAATCCATTGTAATAATAGTGGTGGAGTAAGAAGGGAATAGCAATAATGCCACTAATAAGATATCTTAAAAATGAGAAATAATAGTGTCCCAGTTTATCAACTGATATTTTTTCTAAAATAGGTTTTAAAGCCCATCCACCACCATTTAAAGCGAATATAAATAAATCATTCATCATATAATATAACTATGTATTATTTATTACATCTCTTAATTTTTTTAATTCTTCTAAAGTATTAAATTCATCTCTTATTAGCCAAACATTAGCAAAGGCGTTATTAATTCCTAGGTTATTACAAATTAGATATTGTAAATAATAAAATTCGTAATCTTTCATAGGTATTTCCATTTCCCAATAATATTGGTTGTTAAATGTAAATTTATTAAAATTATACCAAAAGTCAAAAATAGGAATATCAGTGTTTTGTGCAAAATATCTAGGATAAGTAGTTCTGTTATTAATCATAGTTTCAAAACTTAAATTTTCAAAAACATTTATTTTTTCCAATATTTTTTTTGTTAGTATAAATATGAAATAGCTGCTAGGATAACTTCTTTCCATAAAGAGTTTTATATTTTTCCAATTAGATGTAAAAAATTCATACATATCTATATCACTGTAATTATTTATTTTTTTAAAATAATTCATTTCCCTTGTTATAAACTTATGAAATAACTCATTATCGTGAGAGATATCATTTATATTTTTTATAAAATCCTTTATACAAGTTATTTTTTCATTAACTGTTTCTTTTTTATCTATAAGTTCTTTCATTTTTTCAAAGTAAGAATTTTCATACCAACTGTAATGATAAATAGATGTTCTATAATGTGGTATTTTTATTCTAATACAATCATTAGGCACGATTTTTTCAACTTCTTTATGATTCAAAAATCCTCTATCAGTTTCAATGTGTTGATATATTAAAATATCAGCTTTTTTGAATAAGGTAATATGTTCAGTAGTAAAATTTTGTTTGTCTTTTAATGAGCCTTCTCCGACATAACTATTGATGCATATGTAATGTGGTAGATAGTTTTTTTTAATTTCTTGATATTGAATAATATTTCTTTGGATTTCTTGAAAGTGACAGTTACCAAAAATGATTATTATTTTTTTCGCAGGTATTTTGTATTTTTTGGGAATAATGTTTATTCCTAGCATCTATATAATTATAAAATTTTATAGTTTGATAAAAGTATATTATTTATTATAATTGTTTAAATAATATGTAAAATCCAATTACTATTGAGGTGCCGATAATTATTCCTATTGCATCAATAAAAGAATATTCATATATTTGATAATGTTTATTAATATAATGTTTAACTATGTTAAATAATAATATTGATAAAGCAGCAGATATTCCTCCAGTAATTAATTCAGCTATATTTTGGTCTATAAAAGCAAAATTATTTTCAAAAATGTTTTGCAAATTTTGTTCTCCAATTAAAAAAAATAAGGCATCTATAAAACTAAAAATAACAGCAGATAAAATGGATAAAAATAACTTTGATACATTCATTTATAAATTAATTATAAAATTTTATAGCTAATTTTATAATTTAATAATTAAGTTTAAAACTAAGTAAAAGACTTAGTTGGAGTAGGCAAGACCTCCCATACCACTCATGACACGAAGGACATTGTAGTTAGTGGCATAGACACGGACCTTGGCGGTCTGTGTTCCACCGATAGCGGCAGCAGAAACAACAAGCTGAAGAGTAGCGTTGTCAATTCTGGAGAAATTGCAAGTGCCAGATGGCTGGTGTTCCTCAGGGCGAAGTGCGAATGAGTAAACATTGATACCAGTGTCTGGGTTGCGTGTGTGGTGCTGGTATGGCTGAACAAGGTCGAAGTAGGTTCCCTCGCGCTCAGAGAAGCGGTCCTGTCCGTTAAGCTGGAGCTTAGCAGTGACGACAGGGTTTTCTCCCCAGCAGTGCATGTTAAGTGCGGTCTCAGCAAGAACGAATACACCAGCATCGGTAAGTCCATTGGAAACATTACCAACGATGGCTCCACCAATGGAGTTATCGCTGACTTCAGTTGCAGTGAAACTGTTACCGGGTGGGTTAACATTGCTGGAGTTCTGGGAGTTACCACCAGAGATATCGAAGGAGATGGTGTCATTGAAGAGACCAGAGCCATCGATAACGGCATTGACACCTCCGTTAGTGGTTACGGCACCACGAGTCTGGAGGGAAGAGCCAAAGGCAAGAACGGAGTTAGGAAGAGCATCAACTGCATCAGTGTAGTTGAATGGCTGAGCTCCTAGGGCACGGTGCATAAGGCGACCCTGTAAGAAGGAGTCACAGTAGGCAACATGCATATCAGGCTGAACAACCCAGACAAGTTCCTTGCAAGGGTGGTTGAAGTTAAGCTTGATTTTGTTGGAAGAAGAACCGATGGATTCATCACCAGTGAACTGAAGCTGCTCAATGAGATACTCGTGTGGGTTCTGTGCCATACGTCTGCGCTCATCGGTATCAAGGAACACATAGTCGACGTAGAGAGAAGCGGCAACAAGGGACTTAGCGTAAGCGTTAGTGACCTTGCGGCTGTTGGAACTGGTTGATGGTCCGTCAACCTGGGAGACAGCGAAAAGGCACTCATCAAGAGGGCGGATTTCGATGTTAATCTTGACTTCGTGATACTGAAGAGCAATCAAAGGAAGAGCAAGACCGGGGTTGCGGCAGAACCAGAACTGAAGTGGGACATAGAGAGTGGTCTCTGGAAGGGCGTTGCGTGGAGCGCAGACGGCCTCAGGGACATTGGCGGCACCACAAGCGGTGGCGACATTGGCGAAAGCGGGGTCGGTAAGGTATGTAAGCTGGCTGGTCTGTCCAACCATCTTGTGGTATCCTGCCTCCTGCTCACTGGTAAGGGTAAGCTGGTTCCAGATGTGCATCCAGTCACCATACTGACGGTCGATGCGCTGGCCACCAATCTCAACCTCAACCATAGAAATCATCTGCTCACCTGGGCAGTCAAGCCAGCGGGCATAAACTCTGCCAGCGGCACCAGGGTTATCGTTCTGGTTGATTTCTGGGAGTGTAACCTGAAGGTATGTGCGGTATGCAAGGTCTCCGTTTCTGGAGATAGTGCACTGGACACGGCGACCGAAATCAGCCTGTCCGTTGAAAGTCTGTTCAATAGATTCCATTGCGAAGTTAGTGTGACGACGGTAGGTTACCTTCCAGAAGGTAATCTGTGGGTTACCTGTAAGGTAAACATCTTGTGCGCCATAAGCTACGAGCTGCATGAGTCCTCCACCCATTTTATAATATTGCTAAAGAAAAAAAAATTTATAAATTAATTATTTATTTAATTAATTAATTTATTTATTTAATTTTACTAATATCCAGATTTTCCATCATAAATCGTTTCAAATAATCTTCTAGCATAACTTCTTTCTTACCTTCGTGGTTTTTTGTAAAAACATAAGCATTATTTTTTTTCTTTATTGTCCAACCTTTTTCTAAAGCATTGTATATAAATATCATTTTTTGTAACATAATACAGTCTATTTTCATATTATTTGTATCAATATTTATATCAACATCCATATATTAGTTCTTAGATAATCGAAACAAAAATATAACGATTTATCAATTTAAGTAAATTTTAAATTAAATATATTTTGATTAATATAATATATTATGCCTAATTTTAAGCCAAAGGCTAATAAAAAAATTAAGGTCAAAAAAAATGCAAATGTAACATTAGACAGCAAACATAATGAAAAAATGGCTGAATTTACTAATATTGACACTCAAAAAATACCACAACTAAAGGAAACAAAAAAATTACTAAAGAAAAAATTAAAAATAACTAAAAATATAGAAGATAAATTAGAAATTCAAGACCAAATAACTGAAATTAGGAAAAAAATTAGTAAATTAAAAAAACAAAAAAAAGAATATTTATTAGAGAATTCAGGTATTATTTTTGAATATTTTGAAAAGAAAAAGAAAATGTCTGAAGGAATAGATATAAATAAAAAAAAAATACTACACTCTTTTTTCAATCCAAATAAAAAAATAGAAAAGAAAAAGATTGATGAAACAAGTATAAATAAGTATTTAATTAATTTAGATGAGGGTCATTTAAATATTAATAATTATACAATTAATTATGAAATTTGCGAACATTGTGGAGGAGAATGGATTCAAGTAGATTATAAGGGTCTAGTGATTTGTAATAAATGTGGTATTCAAAAACAATTTTTGGTTGAACATGAGAAACCTAGTTATAAAGAACCACCTAAGGAAGTTTGTTTTTATGCGTATAAAAGAATTAATCATTTCAGGGAAATATTGGCACAGTTTCAAGCGAAAGAAACAACACAAATACCTGATGAAGTTTTAACTAATATTAAAAATCAAATTAAAAAAGAAAGAATTACATTAAAACAAATGACAAATAAAAAAGCAAAGGATATTCTTAAGAAATTAGGTTATAATAAATACTATGAACATATACCTTTTATAAAAGATAAATTGGGAATTAGACCACCTATAATGAGTCCTGAATTAGAAGAAAAATTATGTAATTTATTTATGGAAATACAAATGCCTTATGCTAAACATTGTCCAGATGATAGAGTTAATTTTTTAAATTACTATTATGTTCTATATAAAATGTGTGAATTACTAGATGAAAAAACATTTTTACCATTTTTTCCTATGTTAAAAGACCCAGTAAAGAGAATTGAACAAGATGAAATATGGAAAAAAATTTGTAAAGAATTACAATGGGAATTTGTTCCAACAATATAAAATAAATAGTAAATTTATTAATTATTTATTTTATTTACATACGGGGGAAACCAACAAGATTTGCGCCGATACCAAAGCCAGCACCACTTCGAGCGGAAACGGCCATAGATGGAACATATGTATCAAGGATTGAGAAAGTTGCGGCTGCTGTTAAGGCAATAAGAGCAACTTCGTCAAGGTTAAGAGATTTCTTTGGGATTGCATAGGCGGCAATAGCAACCATAACACCTTCAACAAGGTACTTGACTGCTCTGCGTACAAGTTCTCCTAAATCTAACATCTGTGCTAACTTTTGAAGCATTATAAATAATATTAAGAAAAAAATATATATTAAAATTAAAACTTAAATATGAAACTTCTTAAAATATTATAATATGTCAAAACCCGGTTGCACATATCAAAATAACGCTGACGGAACACCTAATCCTAAATATGTTGATTTACTAGAAGAGGACAAACCAATTTCTGGACAAAAGTTTGCTTGTTTAAGTTTTGTAAGTCCAGAAAATATTCTAGTGCAAAAAAATCATTTTTTATTTCAGGAATTCCTAAAACATTATGATTTTACAAAAAGTGTCCAGAAGTTTTCTCAATTCTTAAATTTCTTATCATATAAATATTCAATTAATTTTGATGATGTAATGAAGGATTTTCAAGAGTATACTAAAAGTGAAAAGGATACATTTACTACTAATTATATTAGAGATGAATACAAAAACTTTTTAGACGCTAATGAAGAAAGATTAGAAGATGAATATAACAGTGCAAATGCTTTTCAAACTAGCACTAGAGGATTAAAAATAAGAGGAGTGTATTCTACTCAAGAAGAGGCAGAATTAAGATGTAAGCTTTTAAGAGAAGTTGACCCAAATCACGATATTTATGTTGGACCTGTTGGCAATTGGATTCCTTGGGAACCAGAGGCTTATAAAACTGGCCGCGTTGAATATCTAGAAGATGAGCTTAATCAACTTATGAATGAGAAAAATAAGAATGAAGCTGCTGCAAAAACTGAATTCGAAAAGCGCGTATTAGAAGCCAAACGCGAAGCTATTAAGGAAAACAAAAAGATTGCTAAGGAAACTGGAAATAAACTTACACAGAATATTAATAAAGATGGACAACTAGTTGGTGTTAATAATACAAT